CGATGTCGCCACGGTAGATTTCCGTCACCGTGCGAAACGCAGAGTTAGAAAGTACCGCCGTAGCACCAGCGAGCGCCTGACTGTCATAAATCACCGCATCCGTGGTATCCGTGCCCTTCAAGCCAATCTGCTTGGTAGTAGCTCCATCCGAAACAAGAGACAGGTACCGTCCATAGGCAGCCTGATTTGCCGCATCAACGGTGGTGACGCCAACGGACAGGACAAGGGCCGTAAGACCCGCCGTGATAGTGGCATCGCCCGAAGCCTCGCGCACCGTAACCGTGCCCACCGTAGCCGCAGACTTCTTGACAGCTAGAACCACGCCCCAATTCGTCTTAACTGTGGAGACGGCCGTCGTTCCGGTAAGGGTGACGGTTTCTACAACCACCGTGTCCGTGCCGGTCGTAGTGCCGATGATCGTCACTGTCTGCGTGATGTCTGAAGCTGAAGAACTAACCACTTCAATGCCATCATTCGCGGGCTGATTAGTGAAGGCTGAACCTACCGCCGTGGTGGTGGTTAGAGACGCAGGCTGGGAGATGGCACCGAGCTTGGCGATGCCCTCGTAGTCCACAATGTTGCTAATAAACGTAGCCTCTCCTGTAAGGGTGGACGTTCCCGTGACGGAGAAATTGCCCTCAACGTCCATGCTGTCGCTATCGGTGTCGCGCTTATCGTAGCCGCGAACCGCCACCCACTCCGTAGCCCCGCGAATCAGCTCAATGGAGCAATAGCCCTTCAGCGTCACCGTAGAAGCGCCGTCCACGGTGTCCCCGGAGTTACACGTAAGCGTGCAAACGGGCTCAGACATGTTCTTGAACATGACGCTATCCCGGCTCCCAAACTTCGGGATGGTGTAGGCCGTCTCACCAGTGAGGGCGATACAGTAGGTTTCGGAAGCCTGATTCTTTACGACGGTGCTGCTCATGTTAGTAGTTTACGGTGTTAGCTGTCTGAGTGGTGACATTGCCCACGTTCGCGGGAGCAGTACCAATCTTGCCGGTTTCGGCGTTCTGTTGCTGTTGAATAGCGAAAGAATACTGTGCGCCATACTTTTCTAGGCGAGCTCGGAACGTCTCATCTTGCTGCAAACGCTGGGTGATGTCAGGCTGCGCGGCGTATTGCTTGATGAGGTCGAGGGCCATTGTAGCCCCATTGGGCCGCGCGCCCACTTCGATGCCAGAGAAAATCTTGGTGAGATCGTCCGTTACGTCCTTTACCATCTTCTGTTGCGCCTCTTCCACGGGCTGCAAGATGGCGTCGGCCAGCATTGGATTGATGGCGTTAGCCGCAAACTCAATGGCGCTGTCCAGATTGATGCGGCCACTACGGTCGTAGGGAACGAGGGCCAAAAGCTGTTCAATCTGCTTCTCGCCCACCTCTGGGTCCGTGTTCTGGACATCGAACGAGATCATGATGTCAACGTCCGCGTCGGGGTCGCCCTTCGTGTACGTCTGTGCATCCGGTACGCCCGTCACGCGAAAATAGAGCTGTTCAGGCCCAAACCGCTGATAAGCATTGTACGCTGCCTTGATAACTCCCTGAACGTGGGCAAGGAACTTATCCACGAAGTACTGACGGCGGGAGCCGGAAAGCGGGTTATCAATGTCCAGCCCCATCAGCTTGTCCGCGCTTGCAAGAAGGGATTGCTCCATCTCTACGCTACCGGGGTTATACGCCGGGGTTGGACCCCATTCGTAGTCACCCTGACGCATCCGGCCAATCTTCTTGCCCGGACCCCAATCTGGCGGAGGCTTGCCAATCGGGTGCATCAGCGGGGGCATCGTAGCCATGCTGTTGCGGTCGGTACGGCTATCCCGCTCCACCTTCACGCCCCACTGAATGCCGCGAAGCAATTCAGGGACGGTCTGGAGGTCGTAAAGCCGCTTATTGTCCTCAGAAAGCCGCGTAACGATGAACGGATAGTCCTCGTAGCCGTTCAGAAGCTCGAACTTGGCAAATCCGGGAACATCCCCCTTGCCTGTGAACAGCGGAGACATAACCGTGAGGTAGATGCCCTGGCTTCCATCCTCCTCGTCAACAAGCCTCTGATAGACGTAAAGAACGTCCACCAAGTCATCGGCCTGCCATTCCGAGATGTTAGAACGGGTGGTTTGCTCGGCAGGACTTCCCATTGTCCTATCCGTCACCTGCCCACGAAAATGCTCAATGCAGTAGTCCGCCCATTCGCGGTTCCAATTGGACACTTCTACTTTATTGAGAATCTCTTGCACCGTCATCCGCGTCTTGTAGAAGACGTAGGGAGCACGCTGCGGGTCCATGCAATACGGCGGAAACAACACATCGCCGTCTGGAGCACAGGTTTTAACGCAGGGACGGTCAATGTCCCGCCGCGTCACGGGAAGCTCGCAGGTGCCCTTAGAACGAAGCTGATTAAGGGCTTTCTTGGCCCTCTTGTCCTTCAGGTCGGGGAACACCGACTTAAGCATCTTAGTCACGCCTACGTCGTCAGAGCCGTCTAGGATGGTGGCTGCAAGGCGCGGATTGGACGCTGCAATTTCCTCCAAGGACATGCTTTGGAGATACTTGTTCTTCTCGCGGTCCCAGCCGACGTAAGTAATCATCAAACCACGCTCAAAGAGGTAGTTGGACGCCAGCTCCATCTCCTGCTTGAAGCGAGGGATGTAGGAGGCAATCATCCACTTGAGGAAGCTAGAAGTGACTTTGGCCTGCGCCATGTCGCCCACTTCCACGGGATAGGCTCGGATGTTGGCCCTAGCAAGGGACGTAAGGCAAAGCGCAACGTAGGCGTTAATCCGCTCGTTGATGACATGTACTTCGGTATCCGAAGCCCCATCCCACGGAAAGGAGTCAACACCATGCTTACGAAGGTCTTCGCTCTTCCCCGGCCAGTAGTTGCGCCGTTCATCGTAGGAGCGGCTGCATTGGTTAAAATACTCCGAAAGGTCCGCAACCGTCTGGTCGTAAGCCTTCTTTAAGACCGCAACCTCGGGACCCTTCTCGTTGTAAAACGTCAGGGCTTTCTCTTCGTCACTTTTTTGCATTAGGATGGCGGCGCTTTATCTGGCGAATCATACCATGCCAGAACGATACGGGCATGGCCAACTTATCGGTGAGAACACGTTCCGACATCTCATGGCTTCCCCGTCCACAATGGCATTGCAGGATTTCCCAGCCTGCCAGCCGGTCAGTTTGCTCGGCAATCCAGATAGGATCGGTAGTGATGTCAGTGGGAGAGTGCTTCATGTCGAAAAGTCGTGCCTTTGATGTCCTGAATTGCCTCTACGGTGAAATACTTGCCGACCAAACGGTCTTGCAGCTTGCGCGGAATAGCTACGGGCAGCTCGCCGCTAAACGTGTCAATCGTGCAATAAAGCCAGCGGGGATTTGGGGCCGTCTTAATGCCGAACGCCTGATATCGTTTAGCCACGGTTAACGGGGCTTCCTCGCTTTGGCGGATGAGGTCTGCGCCTTCCTCCGTAAACCATGTGTTCTTGCCCTTCCCCTTGCTGTGCTCGGAACGTAGCACGCGATCTGCGCGCGCCATTACTTGCTCAATCTCCATTCCCATTTCCTCGGCCAAAGCCGTGCATTTAATCTTCATGTGTTTCCTTAGCAGCCCCAGGCGCGCCGGGACCAGTAATTTGCTGAAAGTTTACCCTCTCCACCCTTGATACCCGCAGACCGCGCACAGTAGCTTTTCTTGCGGGCCGGGTTGTCCTTCTTGATGCTCATGTTGGCATCCCCGAAGCGGACAATCTTCTCTACGCCATTGGCGCACGCCTTCACCACAGACTTCTTCCCGCCCTTGCTGGAACGCTGCGGGACATTACATTTCATTTCTTTCTTGTTCATGGTTAGTAGCTTCCTCCTGATTGTCTGGTGGTTCCAAGCCATTTTGGGTCAACGTAACGAATGTCTGCGATGGCAGCGTACCGCACGCAATCCAGCGGGTCTTTCCACGCCTCGTCCTTCCCGCCGTCTCCTGTGTATTCCTGAATAGCACGGATGATGTTCTCGCAGCGGTCGGAAATGTAAAAGCGCGGGCGGTTGCTCCCGTCCAGCGGCAGCTTTCGATTGTAGGCCATCTTGTTCTGCAACGCCTGCAAACCGTCCTCAATGTCCAAGCCGGGCGCAGGAACAAAGGCAAGTCCCGCGTCTGCGAGGTCGTCAATAATGCTGGAGGCTCCCGTGGCCCCCTGATACTTTGCGGCACCCAAACGCGGGTCAATCAGCCGCTCCATGATGTTCTCCCGATACTCGGATTCTAGGGTGGTGATCAGGGACACGTATTGCTGCACGCCCTCAATTTGCCCATCGCGCTTTGCGCCTTCCCCAGCACCCCATTTCCCGTTACGCCATTCCGCCCAATCCCCGTGACTGGCATCGGGCCATTCCCGATACACCCACCATGTATCTGTCGCATCTACGGCAATCCACGCCATAAACCACTTCTTACGGCCTGCCGGGTCGAGAATCTGATACAGAGTGCAGGGGTTGCCAACAGGGTCTTTCACCCAAGGAATGTCCTCATGCTTCACCACGTTCGTTTCCCGGCTGAAGCAAGGGAACTTGCTAGAAATACTCTTGGTAGGCACGCCATACACGCGGCACAAGATCCACGATTCATCCCCCTTCGCCATTGCCTCCTTAGCCACCCGTTCGTAACCGCTAAAGGGGTTGTCCTTCGTGTGGAGGTAGATGATGGCTGCATCCCGCCCGGAGCACTCCTGGACGTAAGGAAGAGCCCTGTTGTTCAACAGCTCGGCATTCTTCGTTTC